CGATCCAGGAACGCGACAGGGACAGTGTTAGCAGAGGGAACAAGCGTGGCACGCTGTTCCATCGAGAAGGTGTGGTCACGAACCTCACCCTTAGCCATTGCGCGGAAGATGTCTCCAGCGCCACGAACTTCCTCAACAGGAGCGAAACCGCGAGAAGCCTCGGCAGCCTCAGCCTTGCGAGCCTCATTGCGCTTGGCAACCTCAAGAGCTTCGTCAGCTCTGCGGATGTCAGCCTCAATGCGCTCAATCTTTTCCAACTCAGCTTGGTCGAGCCCACGCTTGTCTGATTCTGCACCGTCAATAACTTCGCGGATTTGCATGGTCAGGTTAGCGCGGATCTCTTCCTGAGTCTTGATGAACTCAGACATGTAGATGTCCTTTCACTAAATGAATGTAAATGGTTTGCACTGTGGCGGTAACGCTCAACAGCTCTCAGCAGCGGTAACGCACAAATCTGATACCTCAATGATACCCCTAGGGGTTTACCTTGCTCCTGGAAAGAGAAAACCCTCAGCAGCCGAAAGGGGAACTACTGAGGGTGAAACTCGCTAACGCTGTTCAACAGCCCCAAGAACGCGAGTCTCTTTTTCTCTCTGCTGGCTTGTACCCCTAGTGGGCTTCACCGGCTTTGGTGTGTCAGCAGGATCCTCATCAAGAGCCACAATCGCCTCAGCAAACTCCCCAGCCATCGCCCTAATAGGGCCAGACACAGGGTTGCCTGCCACACGCAGAATCGTTTGCTCAATCTCAGATTTAGTAGCCATTAGTTCCCCATCAAAAGTTCAAGCTTTTTCTTTTTCAGAGCAAGCATCTCAAGACCCACATCAGGTTGTGCAGGTTCCTCAACAGGTGCAAGTTTATCCAGCACAGTGCTGATGAGATTGCGGTCATCAGAAGTGATGTCCTCACCGTTCTCAATCTTCAGCAAAGCATCAGCGAGTGCATCAGGGTCTACCTCTGCACGCTTAGCAACCTTATCCAGGCCACGCACCGCTGTAGAGCCTGCAGTGGCTGTATACGCAGGAAAACTGACTATTGAGACCTCGTGCAAGGAAATTTTAGTTAGTGTTCTAGTCGAGCCATCAGCACTCCACTCATCTCCACCTCTAGCGACAGTGAAGCCAAAACTCATGGAATCTACAATCCCATCTCTAATCAAGACTGAGGCATCCCTACCTACGCTGGTCTGTGGCAAAGTAGCCTCCACATAGAGTCCACGATCATCTTCAGTCAAGCGCAAATTACCAGCGCGAGTGCTGGCAAGAGGTTGCCCAGAATCATGGTTCCAGAGCAGTTTGATGTCATTACGGTTTCGCAAAGAACCCCTGAAAGCCCCAGGAGCGATACGCTCAATGAAAGGTAAAGGCTGTGAGTCACTGTTGAACACTGCAGCGTACCCAGTGAAAGTCATGCCTTCTTCAGTCTCGCGCACCTCAAACTGTGCCGGATTGACTCTGGTTTCCATCTTGCTCAAAGCTTGCCCCTTAGCTCTACCTTCATTCTCTGCTTCTATTCTACCAATGACCCCATCGGCGTAGTCCATTGCACGCTGTGCAGAGCGCCTAGTGCTGCCACCACCCCACAAAGCGATAGCCACAACACCAGGGCTAGGGAAGTCATCACTGTCAGGAGAGGCTGCAGGTGCATCAAAGTCCACCATGTGCCTTGCAAGGAAAGCGCGGATCCTCACCCACTTATCAGCGGTCACAGAACCATCAGCCATTGCACGCGCTTCACGCACAGTCTGAGGTTGCAACCCATCCCCAGACAAACCCTCCTCATGCCACTGCAAACCGCGCCTAGCGCTCGCACGCATGTAAGCCGGTGGGGTCAAGTCCACCTGCCTGAGCTCGCGGTCCTGCTCCATAGGGAGAGGGTCAATCTTTGTAAGCGTAGAAAACTTGTGCCCCACCAGAACACCAGAGGGCTCCCAATACTCAAACCCATCCTCCTCCTCAGGTCTCCACACCTGAATCAAGGCAGCAGGGTCATCCTCAGTCCCAGCAATCACAAAATCAGAGTCAGGGACCGCAATCTCACCATCACGCTCAATGAGCTCCACAGTGCCCCTAGCCATCCCACCGCTAGAGTCCCACTCCACAAAATCGCCCACCTCGAGCTCATCAGGTTCTGCACGCTCCTCAGAACGCTCACCCTCAAAAGTTGAATCCTCAGAGATAGCAATCGCTACACCCTGATCAATAGCTTCATCCTTAGTGGCATGACAGCCCATAACTTCGCCATCCTCTTTCACAGTGGCCCATTCCCCCACAGCACAGCTGGGGTTGTTCTCCTCAATGTAATAAGGCACTAATCATTCTTCCTAATATCCAAGACACTTGCCACAGTGGCGGTGTGATTAGAAACCGCAAACAGCCGATCATTGGGTCTAAGGTTCATGACAATGCTTTGTTTACCATCCAAGTGCAAACCGTTAGAAGTGGTCACACCCTCACCGCCTAAGAAAAGTATGTGAGCAGCATCCACATTGTTGTTATGAACATGCACCTCGTGAGGCATATTGTCAGCCCCTACGATTTCAACCACAGCCGTTCCCACTGTCACATGTCTATGCACTAAAGGCATTACTGCACCTCATCCTTATACACACTGTCAGGGTTCTCAGGATCCACCTGAGCAACACCCTGCAACTGGACTGAAGGTAGACCAGTGTGAGCGACAGGAGGCAGACCAATCATCTCCATAGCCTCAGCAGGACTGAAACCAGCAAACACTAGGTCACGCACCATCTGCACTTTCTCACGCTGAGCACGCACACCAGACTCAGACAGGTTCACATTAGCGAGAGGCACACGCACCTGAGAGGCAGCCTCCCCATCCTGTGCTGTCAGGTCCTCCCACGATCTGATGTCATTGATGGTGAGGAACCCAGACTGGAGGCCAGTGCTGTAGCTCGAGAAGCGTGCCTGAGTGTCAGCGCGTAGCAAACCATTCATGTTGAACTTGATGAAAGCATCAGCGCCACCAGGGTAACGATCCATGAGAGGTGACATGGCATCCTCAAGCAGGGTCACATAGGGTCGCAAAGTGTGAGTCACAAAAGCAATCATGTTCTGCTCAACACTCGAATAAGTGTTAGTGCCTGGAAGATTGAGCATGTGTGATGGGATACGCCAAATGCGTGCCACATCCTCCACAGCCATTCTGCGAGCCTCAAGTGCCTGAGACTTCTCAGGATCTGCCTGTGTTGCTTTGAAGCTTGCGCCACCGCTTAGAACGCCTGTACGCCCACTCTTACGCCACCCCTTGTGAGCGTTGTCGAAGCTGTTACGCAAACCTTCAGCCTGCTCCTGTGTGAGCGCCCCAGGATACTCAATGACACCCTGCAGGGTTGTTCCAGAGCCAAAGAATGTTGCAGCGTACATTTCCAGGGCTTTAGCGAGCGCCAGGTTCTCTTTCATTGCACCCACGCGAGACACACCGCGAATGTGACCAGGCTTCAGCAAATCAGGGATGTAAACAATCTGCTCAGAGGTCAGAGGCCTATCCTCGCCCTGCACATCGAAAATCAAACGCCCCTGTCCATTGCGCTTCACATCTACAGTGCTGGGGTTGAGCACATTGAGGTTTACAACCTCACCGCGACCATTGCTGAAAACGCGGATGAAAGCGTTGCCGTCAATCAGGAGGCTCACCAGCACGCTCTTATAGAAGGTGCTGTGACCACTGAAGTTCACATCAGGTTGCCCTACCCAGGCTGGTTTAGGTCTGAAAGGTCTACGGTTGCCGTCATCCCTGAAGAAAACATCCACAGGGAGAGTGCCGATGGTGTCAGAGATGAGTGACACAGCTGACCACACTGCTGCGATCTGGTAGGCGTTCTCCTCAGTGACATTAGTGCCAGCTTGACTGCTGAAAACAATGTCATCCCCAGTCTCAAAGATGGTCTGGAAACTGATTGCCCTATCTTCCCAAAGTTTATTGAATACCACTTATCGCCCCAAAGCTAATCCGATTAGAACCATGAAAACGCCACCCACGATGAGCCCCATAGGGAGGCTGATAAGGGTAGCGCCTGCTGTAATTGCCACAGCACCAGTAATCTGAAGAATGTTAGACATCATCACCTATCCGAAAAATTGTGGCACTGGTTCTAGTTTAGCGCCTGTGAGTGCCCTATCTACTGCCAGGACCATCGCTACCGCCCCATCAATCTTGCGAGGGCTGTTCCTAGAGTCTTTCACAATGCGTGGTCCAAGGTTGTCAATCTTTGTTACCGCGTTGCTGAGGTGTCGTGCCAGTATCGGATTGCCGTCATGGATGAGGCGAGACTCCATCACAGCATCAAAGACTTTCGCACACGCTGGGACCATACGCCTAGCAGAAGTAGAGGGCCATTCCACGATGGGGACACCCTGATCCTCTAGCGCTTGCATTGAGCGTTGCCAGCGGAAAGGGTCACAGGCAACCTCACGCACTTTGGGGTGAGCTTGGCAGAAGTCCAAAACTGTTTGCTCCACCTCAGCAATGTCTACCCTCCAATCATCGTCATGGATGTTGAGGTCTTTCTCCCACGCCTTCACCAGGAACACTTTGACAGGCTCATCCTCTTGCGGAATGACCGCGCCCACAATGACAGAGGCATCCCCAGAGAAGGATCCGTCGAACCCCAGCACAATCTCATCATCTGGTGACACCTCAAACTTTTCCTCACACGCCTCCCACGCACCAGAAGGTAGCCATGAGGTTTGCGATGACACCCATTGATTGCATCGTTTTGTACGAAACTCTGCCTCAGGTGTACGCCTCACTGCGCTCTCAAAGTCAGCCTTAGTATTGATGTCATCAAAGCCAGGGTTAGCAAGCGCCCAGGTTTCAGGTTTGCGGTGATCGGACTCCTCAGGTGCTTCCCATGCAGCCATGAAGAATGTGGGGTCATCTACCTCACCTCTGGCAACCTTCTGCCCATACTGGTAGAGGCTGTAGCAGATACTGTCACGCCCTGTGGAATCCATACGCACCCCAGCGGTACTGATAGCAATGAGGGTTGCGAGCTTTCCACGCGCACCCATAGCCAAAGAGAAAGTGTCATAAAGGTCGCGGTTCTTCTGAGCGTGCAACTCATCAAACACCGTCATAGTGGGAGATAGACCCTCTTTGGAGTACGCCTCAGCAGACATCACACGATAAACACTGTTCAACTTAGGCAACTCAATCGCATCGCGGTAAAGCTTGGTGATACCAGAGAGCTCAGGGGAAGCCTCAATCATTCTCCTGGCATCAGCAAACACAATGCGTGCCTGCTCTTTCTCGGCAGCAACCGAATACACCTCAGCACCCTTAGGTCCAAGAATCAAACCATAAAGAGCAATGACAGAACCCAGCGCACTCTTACCATTCTTGCGAGGCATGAGCACAAGCTGAGACTGATGCCTCCAGCCCCCATCCTCAAACGCAAACATGTGCTCAAGCAAAGACCGCTGCCAAGGTCTCAGAACCAGAGGCTCACCTGACTTACCAGCGACTGAATCCTTTGTGATAATCCCAAAGCCCTCAGCGAAATCAGCAATCGGCTCAATCTTCCTACCCCTCTCAATCGCACCCTCAGGGACAGGAGTAAGCCAGCGAGGAGGCCAGCTACTCTGCTCCATCCTGGTCCCTGTTAGCCCTACGCTCCATCAGCTCCTCGAGCTTGGACTTAGCCTTCACCTCAGCGAGCCCCAGCTTCGAGCGATCAGAAGGTGTGAACCCCAGCAAGGATAGTGAGGTCTGAATAAGCTTCTCAGTTTCGAGCAATGACATGTTCACCTTGCGCTCAGTGGGATCCGCAAGAAACTCATCACGCAAAATCTCACGCCTATCCAAAAGCTCACACACCATCTGCAGCAGTTGCACATCAGTCCGAGAACTAATCCACAAACCGCCTACCTCAAACACCTCATGCCACAACTGCATCCCAGCATCACCCAAAGGGCGTAACGGTTCACGCCACCCACCCTCAATCTGCATCAGAGAACCCTCCCCAGGCATCGCCCTTTTCCCTGGGTTCCCCAGCTTGCGTTTCATCTCAATCGGCTTCGCAGGATTTGGCATACCCCCCAGGGTACCCCAAACCTTTGAAATGCGGATGTCTACAAAGTGG